GGCGTCGATGTAGATGGACGAATGGTCGTGATTTAGCGCCTGGACCGTGTTGCCGATGTGATCGAACTGGCAGTTCTCCACCACGACGTTGCTGAGTGCGCCGTTGCTGTCAGACGAGAACGTGATGAACCAGATGTTGTCGCCATTGGTGAACCGAAGATCCCTGATGACGATGTTGGAGCCTTGGTTGAAGCCTTGGATGGACTTGCACGGAAGGCCACCTGAGCCAGCGGTGGGGACTCGACCAGCAGCGATGTTCGCCGCCGAGTTGGTGTCGATGGTGCCGCCACCCTCAAACACCGTGCCGCTGTAGTCACATGCAATAGTACCGCCAGAAACATAAGTATTGGTCGTTGAGTTTGTAACGGTGACCGTCGTGGACGTGGTGGCCGTAACGTAATTAATCGTATTGTACGAACCCGTAGAGCCAGTCTCATTTACACCAAAAATCGTAACAAGTTGACCCACAACAAAATTGTGTGAAGAAACGGTGTAAGTGGCTGTAGTGCCACTATGAGTAGCACCTGTAATATTCATCGGGCCTGACGCACCGTAGAAGATGGACGTGAAGAGGCCGTTCGTGGATGCGACCCTGACGGTAGCGCCCGTGTCGATGATGACGTGGACCTTGCCCCAGAACCCGATCATCCCGACGTGGCTCGATGCGGAGCCAGTGGTGCCACCAGAGACGATGAACGTGTAACCGGCAGGGAAGTAGAGCGTTCCGCCCACGGCGCAAGCTGCGTTGGCTGCTGACTGGATGGCAGCGGTGTCATCGGTGGTGCCATTGCCCACGGCACCGTAGGTGAGCACGTTGAACCAGAGAGAGGAACCCGACACGTTTGTCCACGCGCCAGGAGTTCCACCAGATGTACAGATCCAAACTTCACCAGTCACGTCAATTACGTAGTCGCCGGTCTGGTAGACCCCAGTGGACGGTGCAGCGCCGCTCACGCCTCCGACGTAGCGAGTGGGGATGGTAGCGCCAGTGAAGCCCGTGACCGATGCAGCGGGCGTGGTGATCTTGGTGGTGAACGTCGGGTTGTCAATGGGGGCGAGGGCAGCCTCAGCGGTGGTGGCCCGAGTGACCTCCGCTGTCAGGTTTGTTTGGACACCAGTGATGGAACCTGCAAGAGATGTCTCAGCGGCCTCGGCACGGGCAGTCTCGGCGGTGGTGAGGGATTCAACGTCAGCCACGTCAGCCACGCCGAACCCGTGGGTCCATGCGGTGCCAGATGACCAAGCCTGCGCTGTGGTGCCGTCACCAGCACGAGTGACCGTTGCTACGGCAGATGCAGCGACGTGCGACGTGACGTAGACGTTCTCGGCGTTGGTGATGTTCCCGTTGTTGTCGGTCGCGTAGATGCAGACCAGTGCTACATCTGGCGACGAGACAGTACCAAGACGTGACAGGCCAGGAGAAGTGATGACCGTGTCGGTTGTCCCGACCGAAGCACTCAGCTCGCCTCGTACTGCGTCAAACCGCAAACGGGCCACGAACGCTCCTATCGGTAGGTGTTGCTACCCGGATCTCCGGTGCCAACGAGCTTGGGGTCTGGTGCGCCCATCATCGTCATACGGACATCAACCGGCTTGAAGTTCGGCTCGTAGATGGCATTGCAGACAGAGCAGTCTGCCTCACAAGTGCCGTGGCAGGTGTCGGTCTGTGCGTCCCTGGTCATCAGCCCTCACGCACCTTGAAGTGTGCCCGCTCGCCGGGGTCGGGAACGGTGACGGTCCCGTGGGGCTCGCCAGTGACATCTTGGATGACGACCGGGAGCATGACGCCACGAGCCGTGTTCGTCTCCACGCCACGCAGACCACCGGGCTTGGCCGAAGTCTGAATCACGTTGGGGTGGGTGTAGTCGTAGTTCATGTGCCCGCTCATGTCCTCCTTGGACATCACGGGGGTGCTTCCTGTGCGGGTGTAGCCACTCATCGGATCGGACTCGCCTTCATGTCGGTGGAACCATCGGCAGCACGGTCGTTCTGGTGACCACGGATGCCGGTGAACTTGGCACTGTCGCTGTTCGCCTTGGCGAACGCTGGGCGGGAAGTGTACGCAGGAGTACCGGGCTGACCGGCCCACTCCATGCCACGCTTCTCGCCATTCCCTGTCGGGGATGAGACGCCCATTTAGGACTCCTGACTGTCGTACTGATCGCCGTCGATGTTGCGCCGCCCAAACCAGGACGGCATCTCACTAGGGGTGGGCGGAGCCACCGTGGTTCCCTCGGCGGTGGTGTGGTAGCCACACTTGAGACATTGGTACATGTCCTGCCCAGCCATGAGATCAAACGATCCACAGTGGGCACACTGGCCTTGGAAGCTCACGATGACTCCGCCCCGTCCCTAGTTGCTACTGGTCGATCGTCGGGTCGCTGTAGGTGAGGCTCGAGCCGGACTCGATGCGCTGCACGGCAGCCTGACGGTAGATGGAGTAGCCACCCAGCCAGTACCAGCCCCACGGCACGAACCGACGGAGGAAGTCGGTGATCGGACCGGGAACGACGTGCGGCTGCTCGGTGTTGCCATCGACCATGCTCCACGCCTTCGCGAGCGACTGACGCCCGACGCAGAGGGTGGCGAACACGTTGGCACCAACGGTTCCAGTGGACGAACCCGAACCCTGGAACACTGGCGAGCGAGGCGTCTCGATGAACCGGAAGCCCTCAAAGGCACCCAGCTCGCCGCCCCAGATCTCACCAGGCTGCGCGTAGTCGTGAGGCACACGCCAGCCGGTTGCACCAGTCTCAGCGGTGAAGTCGTACGCGACGTTCGGGTGGATGTAGGCCGTGTAGTAGCCACCGAAGGTCGGGACGTTCTGGCTGCGGAGGCGAGCCTTGGCCGCACGGATGTCAGCCGACAGCAGGCCGTCAGTGGAAGCGATGTTCACACGGGAGGTCTTGCCGTTGGAGTAGGCGACGTTGGTGCCAGCCTTGAGGGTGTCACGAGCGACCTCGTCGATGCTCACGCCAGCGTTGTAGCCGATGACGTTGGCGACGATGGGGTCGATCTCGACGTACGACTCACCACGCAGAGCGGCGGTCGTGAGAACGGCGTTACCGTACTCAGCGAGCGTCACCGTGATGTTGGACTCGGACATCGCAACCGGAGTGACATCGCTGGACTCGGTCAGCGGGGACGATGCAACGGCAAGGTCCGAGATGATCGGGAACGTGACCGATGCACCAGGCATGGACTGGTTGGTCGGCTTCACATCGGCAACATTGTCGAAGTAAAGCTCAGGGCGAAGCGCGAAACGCGCCAGCCGGTCGTAGGCAGCCTGCGCGAGAGGCAGTGCCGTGGTCGTGGTGTAAGCCATTGGGTTGTCCTCCTAGGACATTGCCCGATGGATCAGCGCATACCGGGGGAGAACAGTCCGGCATCGTTGCCGAGACTGTCAATGACCGCCATCAGTTCGTCCTTGTTGGCAGCACCTTGGATCGCTGCGAGAAGCTCCTGCTCCTTGCTTGGCCCCGACTGGTTCGTACCAGTGGCACCAGCGATGTTCCGGTGACGCTCAAGTTCCTCACGGACCTCATCCAGCTCGCCGTTCTGCTCCTGGTGGCTTGCTCCGGTGATCCCGTATTCCTCAGCAGCCTTGCGGATTGCGTCGGGGTCGGTGTCTCCATCGTACGCCTTGCGGAGAAGAGCGCCTACGCCAGTCTCGGGGACTCCGGCCTTCGTGAACGCTAGATCACGCTTGAGGGCTTCAAGTTCTGCCTTGGCAGTCTCTGCTTCCCTCGCTCGCTCCCGTGACTTCCGAAGTTCTGCTCGGATGTTGGGGTCGAGGCCATTGTCCTCATCAGAAAGGAACTCGTCGGACTCACTCATGTTGGTCTCTCCATCAGTTACGCGTATCCATCGGAGGTACGAATACGGAAGGTTGGTGTGCATTGCTGGCATCTACACAGCAGGGATGCCGACCCCTACCGGGCAGCGGCCTTAGCTCACGGTCACCGACCGGCCAAAGCTCCACTGAGGGTAAGTGTATCAGATTGTGCTACGCGCTGCGTCCACTTTGGCCCTCGGTGGTAGCAGATCCGATACCAACAGCGCCCTTGGCACCTTGGACGAACCCACCACCACCGGCCAGACCTGCGACTCGGGCCTGCTCAGCCAACTGGACAGCGCCCTTGTTGCTGGCTGCCGTGGTGCCCTGCGACTGGTTGAGGCCAGCGAACTGTTCACCGAGGATCGCCTTCTGGCTCGCCGTCGCCTGACCACGCTGACCGACCATCGCCGTCTCAAGAGGCTTGAGGGGAGCGAGTTTGGCAAAGCCCTGACGGAAGTAGTTGAGGTCCATCGAGGTCGGGGAGGTCATCTCCTGCGCTGCCAACTGGGTTGCCGTGCCCTTGTCAATGCGCCCAAAGCCAGATGCAATGGACTCGTTGCCGATGAGAGCGCCCTGAGTCTGGCGTGACAACTGCTCAACGGTGTGGGCAGGGTTGAGGTAGTAGGCGGCAAGTTGGCCGGTGTTGACACCGTAGTAATCGTGCAAGAGTTGACGCACTTCCTTGGGTGCCTTCATCGCCAGCTCGTAACCGTTCTTGAGTCGGTCGGTCACCTCGCTGGAACTCACGTTGTGGGCGATGAGCGTCCCAATCTCCTGCGTGGTGGCAAAGCTGGACGGGATGCCGTAGTAGCGCATGGCACCGGAGATGATGTTCTGCTCGTTGAGGTACTGCGCCTCGGAGATGGGTGGGTAGCCAAGTGCCGTACGCTCGGCCAGACCGGGGAACCGTGCCTTGTATTCGTTGGTGCCACGAACCCATGCAAGCAGGTCACCAATGCCAGCGTGGTTGCCGGGGTCGGAGATCATTGACCACGCCTGATTTGCCAGACTTCCCAATCCCCACGGCTCAAGGTAGGTGTCTCGAAGCGTGGTGAACGCCGAGATCTCGTTGGCTGCATTGGTGTCAACGGTGGTCGGGCCGTATGAGGTGTAGTTGACGATTGGGTTGGCCGAACT